AAAAGAAGCTTTTAAAAAAGCGAGCTATGAAGGTGTAACCAATGAACAAGTTCAGAATAATATGATGCGATTAGATAGTATTATGAATGATTCAGCTAAAGCTTCTGCGGATGCAATAACACAAATTTATGAAAATAACGCAGGGTTAAGTACGGACGGAACTCCAACGTATACAGATTTTACTATGGACGAATTGAATGCGCTCGTAAAACAGACTGGAGAAAATCTCTGGGGCGTTCAACAAAAGCATGCTCTCGCTGAAATTAATAGAGCTAAACAAGGGGACTTAAATCTTTTATATGCTAAAAAAGATGAACCTGAATCTGCATTTTGGTGGGGAGAACCAACTGGAAGAATAGCAACATCTATTTCTGATCCGATTGATTCATATCGTGCCATGAGTCCGTTAAAAGCGAGTGAAAATTTACCGGTAGGAGTAAAACAAGGCTGGCAATACATTCTCGATTTATGGAATAAAGGCCTAGTTTCACAAGAAGAAAAAGAACGCTATGCCAAAGAAATGGGAAGAGAAGACTTACTTCAAAAAGAACGTCAATATCATCCAGACATTAAGTATGGAACAACTTTGGATTATCAAGATATGCAAAAGGTATACCCTGAGTATTTTGAATATAACGAAGGAGGTAGAGTCTCGTACCTTGATGGTGGAATAGTGAGTTTATTAAAGAAAAAATGAAAAACCCAACGTTAGTTAAAAATATGCAGCATGTGAAATGGAAGGAGATTCCTCCTTTAAAAGGACCGAATCCACAAGGCTTGCGAAAAGATTTAAAACAAGATACAAAGAAACCGGAGAAGTTAAATGGCAGACAATCGAATAGATAAAGCTCTCCCGAATATTATACCCGATGAAACGCTTCCTAAAGAAGAGTTAGTCGAAGAAGTTGATATTGCGGAAGAGTTAGGTAAAAAACCAATTGAAGTGACATCGGAAGAAGATGGTGGAGCAACGGTTGATTTTGATCCACAAGCCAATCTTAAAATTCCTGGAACCGAAGAACACTTTGATAATCTAGCAGATATTTTACCTGATGATGTTTTAGATCCAGTTGGTAATAAACTTACTGGCGATTATATGGATTATAAAATGTCCAGAAAAGATTGGGAGCAATCTTATATTAATGGTATAGATCTTCTAGGATTTAAATATGTTAACAGGACTCAACCTTTTCAGGGAGCAAGCGGTGCAACTCATCCGGTACTTGCAGAAGCGGTTACGCAGTTTCAAGCGCAAGCTTATAAAGAGCTATTACCAGCTGATGGACCGGTAAGAACTCAAATTATCGGAGCTTCAAGCCCACAAAGACAAGCCCAATCAGATCGAGTTAAAGACTTCATGAATTATCAAATTCTTGACGTCATGAAAGAATACGAACCAGAGTTTGATTCGATGTTATTTCATTTACCTTTAGCAGGATCTACTTTTAAAAAAGTTTATTATGATGAACTATTAGGTCGAGCGGTATCTAAATTTGTACCTGCGGATGATCTAGTGGTTCCTTATACAGCCAATTCATTGGATGATGCAGAAGCCGTGGTGCATATCGTGAAAATGTCTGAAAATGATTTAAGAAAACAACAAGTGAATGGATTTTACAGAGATATTGAACTAGCAGCACCAAGTTATCCAGCAGATGATAGATTAAAAGATGCAGAACGAAAATTAGAAGGCACTCAACGTACTGCTAGAAACGAACAACTTTATACACTTTTAGAGTGTCATGTTAATTTAGACCTAGAAGGTTTTGAAGATCAGAATTCTCAGACGGGTGAACCGTCAGGAATAAAATTACCATACGTCGTAACAATCGAATATGGTAGTCAAAAGGTTCTTTCAATACGAAGGAACTTTGCGCCCAATGATCCATTGAAGAAGAAAATCCAATATTTTGTCCACTTCAAATTTCTGCCAGGACTAGGATTTTACGGCTTTGGACTCATACATATGATTGGCGGTTTGAGTAGAACTGCAACGGCTGCTCTCCGCCAATTATTAGACGCAGGAACATTATCTAATTTACCTGCTGGATTTAAACAACGAGGCGTTCGTGTCAGGGATGATGCGAATCCTATTCAGCCAGGGGAATGGAGAGATGTTGATGCTCCGGGTGGAAGCTTAAAAGAATCATTTTATAATTTACCTTACAAAGAACCTTCTCAAACACTTTTACAACTTATGGGTGTTGTGGTATCCGCTGGTCAAAGATTCGCGGCTATTGCTGATATGCAAGTAGGTGAAGGAAATCAAAGTGCAGCGGTAGGAACAACGATCGCTTTATTGGAAAGAGGCTCACGTGTGATGAGTGCAATTCACAAAAGACTTTATGTGGGCATGAAACAAGAATTTAAATTATTAGCAAAAGTGTTTTCAACTTTTTTACCTCCAGAATATCCTTACGATGTAATTGGGGCTGCTAAAAATGTTAAACAAGCAGATTTTGATGACAGAATAGATGTTTTACCGGTAGCGGATCCAAATATCTTTTCTATGTCTCAACGAATTACAATGGCACAAACAGAATTACAACTTGCGATGTCGAATCCTCAAATGCATAATTTATATGTAGCGTATCGTAAGATGTATGAAGCAATCGGGGTCAAAAACATTGATCAGGTATTACCTCCACCGCCGCCTCCTTTACCAAAGGATCCGGCTTTGGAAAATATTGATGCTTTAGGTCAAAAGCCTTTTCAAGCATTTCCTGGTCAAGACCACCGAGCGCATATTACATCACACTTAAATTTCATGGCAACGAACATGGTGAGAAATAATCCACCGGTTATGGCTGCTTTACAGAAAAATTGTTTAGAGCATATTTCATTAATGGCTCAAGAACAGATTCAATTAGAGTTTAGGAATGAAATGCAGATGTTGCCACAGCTTCAACAGCAAGCAACAATGAATCCACAAGCTAAAATGCAACTTCAAGAGATATCTCAAAAGATAGAAGCAAGAAAAGCGATCTTAATTGCTGAAATGACTGAAGAATTCATGAAGGAAGAGAAGAGAATTACTTCTCAATTTGATCATGATCCTTTATTAAAACTTAAATCAAGAGAAGTTGACTTGAAAGCGATGGAAAATCAGCGTAAAGAAGAAGAAACTAAAGCAAGAATCAACCTTGATCAGGCTAAATTAGTCCAGAATAAAGAAATCACGGATGATAAACTTGAACAGAACGAAGATTTAGCTCAATTAAGAGCTGATACGGCGATTACGAAGTCAATCATGTCCGCTGAAACTAAACTAACGTCTGATCGTATGAAAGCGAAGGATGTAAAGACCTTGAAAGGTCCGAAAAGGTAGTCTATAACAACTAAGGAGAAACTATGACTAAAATAGAAAAATCAAGCAAAGACAAAGTTGGTAGAAAAGGAAGTGTTTCCTTAAATAGTACTGACAATGTTGCTGTGCCTCCTCAAAACTTACATATAGATCCAAAAGGTCTATCAAGTTTCAGAGGAAAAGGTGTTTATATTGCCCAAGGCGATAAAAACGAAATTAAAGGCACTAAAAGAATGCTTAAGTCTAAAGACAAAACTGTAACCTGGTTCTAATATGGCCTGGTTTGGTTTAGCAAAAATAGCATTACAAGCTGGCGCAAAGATATATTCAAATAGACAGCGTACGAAAGTAGCTATGTCTGATGCACAATTAATGCATGCAGAAAAAATGGCCCGAGGAGAAGAATCTTACCAAGGCAAACTTTTAGAAGCCCGTCAAAACGACTATAAGGACGAATTTGTCCTCGTGATAATTTCGGCGCCGATCATTGTGTTAATGTGGGCAGTTATGTCAGACGATCCGACAGCTATGGAAAAGGTAAAACTCTTTTTTGAGTATTTCCAGTCCCTTCCCAAGTGGTTTACGAATTTATGGATTTTAGTAGTCGCCAGCATTTTTGGTATTAAGGGAACTCAGATTTTTAGAGGCGGAGCAGGTAAAAAATAATGGGAATATTTGGAGCAGCAAAAAAAGGTTTCGGAATGCTTGGAAAAGCTAAAAAAGCTAAAAAAGCTAAAAATGTTAGTGCAGCTAGAAGATATGCCAAAGGAATGGAAGCAGAGCCTAAAAATTTTAAGGCGGATAAAAAAGCTAACGTTCTTACAAAAATAGAAAAATGGGCTAATAGAGAATCATCAAAAGCTATTCAAGAAGCTTCAAGTGGTGTGAAACTAAAATTTTCTAAATCTGGTAGACCTTATATTGACAAGAATGCAAAATCTAAAACAAGTACAAAATTAAAAGGTTGGGCTAAATTAGGTGGTCCTGCGGTAGGGGCTGTAATAGCCCAGAGTGATAAGAAGAAAAAATAATGCCTTTCGTATCTGAAAAGCAAAGAAAATACATGCATGCTAATCTTCCCGATATTGCAAAGAGATGGGAAAAAGAGTATAGCAAAGGTGGTAAAGTCTTACCGACAAAGGTTGCAATAGCTACCGGTTGTGGTAAGGTGATGGCCAACCGTAGAAAAAAAACTAAATTCTACACATAAGGAGCACTATGAGAAACGACTTTGGAACAAGACCCTACAAATCTAGATTCCCTTACAAAAAAGGTAAATCTGTTTCTAAGAAAAAGAAACAAGGTTACAAAGATAGAGAAGATGAATCTCTAGGTATGAGAACTGGAAAAGAGTCCACTAAGAAACAATCTTTTAAAGCTAGAAGAGATGAGTCTTATGGAAAATGGGGTAAACGTCCTAATCAAAAAATTAATAAAGCTTAAGGATTAATTATGGAAGAATATGCTATTGGTGGTGTCGTTGGAAAAGTTGCTAAAGCTCTTATTAAAAAAGCAAAATCGAAATCAAAAAAACCTTCTCCGGTAGGAGACAAGCCTAAAAAATATAAAGATGGCGGCAGAGTTAAATCGGTAGGTAAAGCTTTAAGAGGTTGGGGGAAAGTTATTAAATAATGGGCTGGCAAAAGATTTTATTGAACCCAAAAACAGCAGGTGCAGTTATTAATAGGGTTAAACCTTTGGCTAAAATAGCCGGACAAAAAACTATTCAAGGAGTAAAATCCACTGCAAAAAAAGCAAAACAAGCGGCTGAAAAATTTGATGTAGATCAAAAATATAAAGCAGCAAAAGATAAATTAAATAAGACTTTTGAAAAAACAGACAAAGTATTAAAAAAATTAGGGGAAACAATTAAAAAGAATAAATAATGGGTGATATTTCAATAAAAGGTCACAGTCCGATTTTAAGACAAGGCTATGCTATAGGTGGTGTGGTTAAAAAGCTAGCTCGACATCTAAAAAGACGTAAAGGCAAAGAAAAATGGGCCAAAAAAGGTGGTTGGATTCAAAAAGCAACAGCTTCAATTAAAAAAAGAGGAACTAAAGGAAAATGTACACCGATTACTAAAAAAGGTTGTACAGGACGTGCTAAAGCTCTAGCTAAGACTTTTAAAAAAATGGCTAAGAAAAGGAAGGCTGCATAATGGCTAAGAAAAAAACAAAGAAAAAAAATAAGAAGAAGAAAAAAGCTAAAACTAAAAAACGTAAAAAGTAATGGCTACAAGAAATAAAACTAAGTTTAAAAACAACTGGTTTACTAAACTTAAAAAACCTGAAGGGGTAAGTCAACCTTATAACGGTTCTTATCTCACTGGGGATTTAGGTGGAGTTAAAGTAGAAAATAAAAGTTTGAAGAAATATTACGGTAAAGAGTTTATGCCGCCAAAAATTGAAAGTTAATGGATATAGAAAATATTATCTATAAGCTTCGTCGGGCTTTAGATCGACGCATACAACAACTGGCAATCTCGGTTTCGTCTGGTGGGGTTGACAATATGAATACTTATAAGTATATAACTGGACAGATAAACGCACTGGAAGCAGTGAAACAGGAAATCTCTAACCTGCTTGATGAAAAGGAGCCATATGACGCAAACACAAACATCGTTGAAATCCCAAAAGGAAACTCAACAACCAAACCCAAAACCTAAAATTATTACACCTAATAAAGAATTAATCGGAGTAAAAAAATCCGAACCTAAAAAGAGTCTTACTAAAGACTCTACTAAATTACCACAACCTACGGGTTGGAGAATTATTGTTCTTCCATTCAAAATGGATGAAAAAACAAAAGGGGGAGTGCTAATGACAGAGAGTGCATTGGAGCGCCAACAAATTGGCTCTCAATGTGGACTTGTTTTAGCAATGGGATCACAATGTTATAACGACAAAGAACGTTATCCTGATGGTCCATGGTGCAAGGTCAACGATTGGGTTGTCTTTGCCCGTTACGCGGGATCGCGTATACAAATCGAAGGTGGGGAAATTCGTCTTCTTAATGATGACGAAATTTTGGCAACCGTGCAGAATCCAGAGGATATACTGCATGCATTTTAACATAGGAGGAAACTATGCCAACTGAGAACGCTAATGATAAACCATTAGAAAAAGACCAAAAAACCGTTCCTCTAGATACAACTGGACCAGGAGCTGAAGTAACCGTTCCTGATGAGAAGGATGAATCAGAAGTAGAGACTAAAGAAAAAGAGCCTACTGTCGTAATGACGGAACCGGAAACAACGGAACAAGAACCAACGGAACAAGAACCAAAGGAAGAAGAAACAGTTAAGGAAATAAAAAAGGAACAAAAACAAGATGATTCTAAACTTGAAGAGTATAGTAAAGGAGTTCAATCAAGGATTGCTAAGCTAACTCGAAAAATGCGTGAAGCAGAACGCCAAAGGGATTCTGCGACAGAATACGCAAAAGCTTTAGAAGGCCAACGTCAAGAAGATCAGCGTAAATTTAGTAAGCTGGATTCTGATTATTGGAAAAAATTTGAGACTAATGTCAAAACTGGCATGGATGCGGCGCAACGAGAATTGGCCACAGCCATTGAAGCTGGTGATTCAAAAGCTCAAGTTGAGGCAAACAAAAGAATTGCTACACTAGCGTTTGAGAATGCGAAAGTGGAGCAAGCTAAAGAAGGTAGAGAAGACGTCAAACTATCTGACGGTGGTAAATTACCAACACAGACTCCGAGAGATTTACCTTATCAACAACCAGCAGATCCTAAAGCGGAAGGATGGGCAGGGAAGAATAGATGGTTCGGTCAAGACCGGGCTATGACCTTCACTGCTTTTGAAATCCATAAGGATTTGGTTGAGAAGGAGGGTTACGACCCACAATCTAACGAGTATTATGAAGAAGTTGATAAAAGAATAAGAGTTGACTTTCCACATAAATTTGGTAAAAGTGATAACATACAAACGACTAGGCCCGTTCAGTCGGTGGCTTCTGCAAATAGAAGTGTAAAACCTGGTCGCAAAACTGTGAAACTCACACCTTCACAAGTCGCTATCGCGAAAAAATTAGGTGTGCCACTCGAAGACTACGCAAAACAATTAAAACTCACGAAGGAGGTATAGCGTATGAACAAAGAAACTAAGACAACTACTTCTCGTGCGAACCAAACACGGTCAAAAACTGAAAGACCAAAAGTGTGGGTTCCTCCATCTTCTCTAGATGCACCCCCTGCGCCTGATGGATTCAGGTACAGATGGATCAGAGCAGAATCTCTTGGATTCGACGATTCTAAGAATATTCAAGGCAGATTAAGATCTGGTTATGAATTAGTTAGAGCCGAAGAAGTCGAGAACTCTTCTGATTATCCAGTTTTAGAAACTGGAAAATACAAGGGGGTAATTGGGGTTGGTGGCCTTTTGCTTGCAAAGGTACCTGACGAGATCGCAGCTCAACGTACCGCGTACATTAAAAAACGTACAGAGGGTATGAACGAAGCAGTAGACAACGATCTAATGAGGGAGCAGCATAAGAGTATGCCGATCAATATTGATCGACAATCTCGTGTAACCTTCGGTGGTACAAAGAAAAGTTAATTTTCTCGGGATAACAACCAATTCCCTACTATCGATTTAATAATAACCGTTCATAGGTAAAACTATGAACATTTAGGAGACGACAACTATGGCAAACCTACAAACGACTGGATATGGTTTTAGAGCTATTGAAGTGCTTGGTAATACACCGGCAACTCAAGGGCAATCTAAATACCCTATCGTGTCAGGATTAGGCGTGCGAATTCTTAAGAACGAACCGGTTGGACCACAACATACAGATGGCGATGATAGCTACTTTCAAAGTTTAGCACCCGCTACTATGGATGATGGAAAAACTGGTGGAGCTGGCTGGGATGCTGATGCTTTAACTCCGTATCTTTGTGCTGGAGTTTCCAACGGTGTATTTTACATCGATGGAACTAGCAAAAAGCCTACGTGGGCTAATTCAGTAGCTGCAAGTCAAACATTCGCAACTAATCCAAATACAGGTAA